ACGCAAAACAACGGACCTTGATATTTGCCTATGAGCCCGCCGACGAAAGATGGTTGCCCAATTTCGACGCCGACTACCTAGGGGCGATAACTCTATCCGTGCGTGGCGTAAGCGCCGTGTATTTCGAGGATCACAACTGGGGTGATGCAACGATTGGCTACAGGATTGGCGCCGAGCCCGGGCCAAAATCCGAGACGCTGACGCCACACTTAGAGATCGGCTCGAATTTCGATAACGCCGAAACAATGTCGCGATAACGCCGCGTTCACGCGATCGTCGGCAACGCTGACGAAGCCTTCAACCAAGAGTCTCCAACCCGCGACACTTCGGCCAAAGTCGTTGCGGCGCTTGGCTTGGCGGCGCTCGTAACTCGACTCTGAATTACATACCCTTCGCCCGCTCCGCCTCCGCGCTGCGGCGCCACCGCGCGTAAACTTCCGACCCCGCGCAACCCTCGAGGACAATGCATGAGCATCGCGCAAACGACCCAGGAAACCCTGGGACTGATGAAAGAGTCGCTCTCGAAGAGCGTGACGATTTCCACCGGCCTGACCGCCTATGATCTTCAGGCGCCGGCGAAGAACCTCTATCCTATCATCACGCCGCTGAGAAATGCCCTGCCGCGCGTGCAGCGGCAGAACCCTGGCGACGCGGCGCGTTGGCGCACGGTGACTTCGATCACCGGTTCCGGCTTCGACGCCATGGGATGGGTGCCAGAAGGCCAGCGGTCGGCGAGCATGTCCTATGTCGCCAACCCGATGGTCGCGCCCTACGTGACGCTCGGCGAGGAAGACACCGTCACCTTCGAAGCCGAGGCAGCCGCGCAGGGATTCGAAGACATCAACTCCACCGCGACGCTGCGTCTCCTGCAGAAAACAATGCGCAAGGAAGAGACGGCGCTGCTCGGCGGCAACACGTCCGTCGCGCTGGGCACGCCGTCGGCGCCGGCCCTGAGCGCTTCCGGTTCCGGCGCGACGCTGCCTTCGGCGACCTATTCCGTCATCGTGGTTGGGCTGACCTTCGAAGGCTTTCGCAATTCGTCCATGACGTCAGGCATCGCGACGTCGAAATCGATCACAGGCAACGACGGCAACAGCTACACGATCAACGGCGGCTCCTCCAATCGCAGCGCCAATACGCTGCAAGCGGTGACCCTGGGACAAACGCTTTATGCAACGGCGCCGATCGTCAATGCCGCCGTTGCTTACGCCTGGTTCGTCGGCGTGGCGGGGTCGGAGACTTTGCAAGCGATCACTACGATCAATTCCGTCGCATTCTCCTCGGCGCTGGCCTCGGGTCAGCAACTCGCAGTGACCATCACCGCCGACAGTTCGCGCAACGCTACGCTGGCTTTCGATGGACTTCTCACTGTCGGCTTCAATCCGGCGAACGGCGCTTATGTGCAGTCCCTGGCCAGCGGCAGCGCGGGCACGGGCGCCTTCCTCACCGCCTCCGGCCGCGGTTCGGTGAATGAAATTGACAACATGCTGCTCAGCATGTGGAACAATTATCGTCTTTCGCCGACGGTGCTCTATGTCAATGCCCAGGAACAGAAGAATATCACCAACAACTGTTTGACCAACGCCTCCGGCCCGTTGGTTCATTACAACGTTGGCGCCGATCAGAACCAGGGGGGTCCCTATGGCATCTCGGCGTCTGGCGTCGTGCGCTGGTACTACAACCCGTTCAGCGTCGACGGCGGCTTCGACATCCCGATCCGCGTCCACCCCGACCTTCCCCCGGGCACGATTCTGGCTCTCTGCGAACGCTTGCCGGTGTGGTATCAATCGAATTCCACTCCAAACATCGCCGAAGTCCTGACTCGCCGCGACTATTATCGCGTCGATTGGCCGCTGCGCACCCGCCGTCGGGAATATGGCGTCTACGCGGAAGAAGTGCTCGCGGTCTATGCGCCGTTCGCCGTCGGTCTTCTGACGAACATCGGCAACGGTTGATCACCGCGCTTTTCTCTCAATCGGGATGAATACATGTCGAGCCAGGATCTCACAACCTTGGCGGCGTTGAAGAGCTGGCTCGGCTTGCCCTCGAACGGCTCGCCCAACGACGCCACGCTCTCCGTGTTGATCACGGCCATGAGCCGCGCCATCTATGCGGCATTGGGCCGCCCGGCGCTGCTGCCGCAGACATACGCGGAAACGATCGATGCAGAACGCCATCGCGTATTTCTGCGGCATTGGCCGGTCTTACAGGTCAGTTCAGTGTTTCTCGACGGGCTCTCGGTCCCCCCAGCCGGGCCTCCCGGCGCCACGTGGCCGTTCGGCTATTGGCTGAGGCCCGGCGACCTCGCGCCGCCGGGCGCGCCGCAGGCCTTGGATCTGTTTGGTTGGCGTGTTCGGCGCGAAAGGCAGAATCTGATTGTCAACTACCTCGCCGGTTACGCCGTCCAGGCCGAAGGTCAGACGGCGCCGCGCGCCTCGCCGTGGACTCTCGACGCGCTCGCGCCCTTCGGACCCTGGTCGAACGATTTGGGTGTAGTCTATGCGGCCAGCGGCGCCGCGCTCACGCCCGTGCCGGCGCCTACACGTTCTCGTCCGGCGACGCTGGCAATGCCGTCGCGATCTCCTACGGTTTCATTCCGCAGGACATAGCCCAAGCCGCGCTCGAACTCGCGTCGGAGCGCTTCCGCGCCGCGGATCGCATTGGGCTGCGGTCGAAGTCGCTAGGCGGGCAAGAGACCATCTCCTACGACATCTCCGCGATTTCGGCGCCGATCCTGGCTTTGCTGCAACCCTATAAGAGGGTGTCCGTCTGATGCTTTCGATCGCGCTCAACGGCGGCGAAACGCTCGACGCGAAACTCTCCGCCTATCCGGCCGCGCTCGCGGCCACGCTTGGCAAAGCCTCGGACCGTTTGGCTGCGGCGCTCGTCGACAAGATCGTAGGCGAAAAATTGGCGGGTGGCGTCCTTCAATCCGGCACGGGCGCGCTTGCGGCCTCCATAACAGCGGAAGTCGCGACCGATTCCGATGGGGTCGTCGCGACCGTCGGCTCATCCGGAGTCAAATATGCCGCCATTCAGGAATATGGCGGCAAGACGCCGGCGCATGAAATATTGCCCGTGAAAGGCCAGGCGCTGGCGTTCGTCGTCGATGGCGCGCAGCGCTTCGCCCGGAACGTTCAGCATCCCGGCTCCCAGATCCCCGAGCGCTCTTTCCTGCGTTCGAGCCTGAGCGAGGTGAGCGATCAAATTCTCGACGAATTCTCGCAAGCCGGCGACGAATCGTGGAGCCGAACATGAGCCGGGAAGCCGCGTTCAGCGCTTTGTTCGCAGCGGTCTCGACCGCTTACGCCTGGGGGCTTTCCTCGCGCCGGATGAAATTGTGGAGCGAGACGCCGCCAAATCTTCGACCGGCGCTGTTTCAGTTGGAATCCGGCCCTGAGACATATCAATGGGCGTCACCCGCGACTCCGCGGCGAACGCTGGAGGCCAAACTGTTCCTTTACTTCGACGCACGCGACCCGACGACTCCGGGCGCCAGCGCCATCAACGCGGCGCTCGACGCGCTGGACGCCGCCTTGGCGCCGGCAGGGCTCGACATTGCATCTGGCCGGCAAACGCTCGGGGGAGCCGTGCACGATTGCAAGATCACCAGCGTGCCGGTGCGCGACGTCGGCGACCTCGACGGCGACGGCCTCGCCGTCGTCAGCGTCCGCCTCATCCTGCCCTGAACTCCTTTCGTTTCATGGCGCGCCGCGCCCTTTTCCCAGGATCGTTCATGCCCTCCGACGGAATCCAGCGGGACCTTGGCCCGAGTTTTTTGACGCGCCTTGGCGCCGCCGCACGCTATGCGGTGAGCGGCGCCGCCCCCGAAAGCTGGTTTGGGCCCCAAAAGCCTCTCGAGCCCCAGGCGCCAGCGGAAGTCAAAGGCCGGCAATGGGACTACCCGTTCGGCGCGAATCTCTCCTACATGCCGCGTAGCGACGCCGGAATATCCTTCGCGGAACTGCGCGCGCTCGCCGACACCTTACCGTTGCTCCGGCTCGTGATCGAAACCCGCAAGGATCAGATCGCCGGCCTGAGCTACACGGTCCGCGCACGAGACCCCAGAACGACCTCGGCCGCCGGCGCGCACATCGCCTGGACGCTGGCCTTTCTCGCCAGGCCCGATCGCCGCCATTGCTTCGCCACCTGGCTGCGGCTGTGGCTGGAGGACATGCTGGTCATTGACGCCGTCAGCCTTTATCCGCGCTTTACGCGCGGCGGCGATCTCTATTCCGTGGACGTGATCGACGGCGCTACGATCACGCCACTGATCGCCGAGGACGGTCGCACGCCCGAGCCGCCCGAGCCCGCCTATCAGCAAGTGCTGCACGGCGTGCCCGCCGCGGACTTCCTCGCCGACGAGTTGATCTATCTGCCGCGCAACCCGCGCCCAAATCGGCTCTACGGCATGAGCCCGGTGGAGCAGGTGGCGCTGACGATCAACATCGCGCTGCGCCGCGACATGGCGACGCTCGACTATTATCGCCTCGGCTCGACGCCCGACGCCTTCGCCACGCTGCCGAAGGACTGGACGCTCGATCAGATCAGGCAGTTCCAGGAGTATTTCGACGCACTGATGAGCGGCAATTCGGCGCGACGGCGCATGGTCAAATTCATGCCGAGCGAGTTCAAGTTGATCGAGACGCGGCAGCCGCCGTTGAAGGATCAATACGACGAGTGGCTGGCGCGCGTCATCTGCTACGCCTTCTCCATTCCGCCGTCGCCGTTCGTCTCCCAGGTCAATCGCGCGACCTCGGAAACGATGCGCGTCCAAGCCGCGCAGGAGGGACTCGTGCCTCTGAAAGCCTGGGTGAAGAGCGTGCTAGACACCATCGTCCAGGTGAGCCTCAACCAACCCGCTCTCGAATTCGCCTGGGTCGGCGACGACGCGGTCGATCCGCTGCAACAGGCGCAGACGCTAAGCCTGCTGGTGGGCGCGGGGATCAAGACGCGGGAGGAAGCCAGGGCCGATTTAGGGCTGACGCCGGAAGAGAGCGGGGAGCCATTGGCGAAACGGGTTGACGGCGGTGACGAGGTGGTAGCGAAGTTCAACCCGAACCACGATGAACAGGGGAGGTTTTCGACGACGGAGGATGCGGCGGAACCGAACGGCGGGGCACAGACTAACCCTAAACCAGGACCCATTCAGGTTGCGTCCAAAGA